GAATCCTTGCACTTCTTGATCGACTGCAAGGCATCCAGCAAATCACGGCTGAACCGATCCAGCTTGGCCACGATCACAGTGTCGCCTTGTTGGAGTGTCACGCTGTTGGCGCTGAGTCGTGCAAAGAAGGGGTCTGCGCCACTGACGCCGCCATCCTCAATGAACTGGTCGATCACCAGGTTGTGCGTTAGGGCGTTGCCCTCGATCTGGCGCTTTTGCTCCTGCATTGAGGTGTTGTCCACCTGCTCTGTAGTGCTGACCCTCACATACCCGTAGACTGTCATAAGTTGCTCTCCCTGTTAATTTATTGACTGACAGTGCAATTATGTAGCAGGTTGGCAGGTTGTCAAGAGGTTTTTAAAAAAAATTTTTTTTAGGGATTGAGGGTTGGTGGGTGTTGAGTGCCGCATCAGCCGCCCCCCGACAGGCGCGGGACGGGGGGGGTCGCGGCGCGGCGGCGGCCAGCCGGCGGCCACCAGCACCAGATTCCGAGGGTTAACCCTCGTCAATCGTGTCGTTGACAACCCCGTTTACGGGCGTGACAGATCGATGCCTCAATGCGTCCAGTGCCAAGCTGCCAAGGTCGATGTTCACCAGAGGCGCGGCCTTGTCGCTGTACTGGTCGTTTAGTTTGCCGGCCAGCCAGCGCCGGTTATCGGTGCGCAGCTTGGCAAGCTGCACCTCTTGGATGGTTGCAGCGTCTGCAATCTCGATAGTTTGTTCTGCTAAACTTTGCCCACCACGCGCACGCGCCTGCGCGTAGGCCGAGCGGCGCGTGTCGCCGCCTCTGTCAATCCATCTGTCAAATGTCGTAACCGCCACACCCAATGACTTGCACAGCGCGGATGTCGTGCCGCCATTTGCAATGTATTCGAGTACGGCATCCTCTCCCCCGAACTTGTGAACAGCCTTGTTGGCTACGCTGAGTTCAGCCTTTTTGCTTTGTGCTGCCGCAATGTTCGCAGCGCTTTGGTCGGCTATCTCAGCCAATGTGTCACGGCTCATGCCAAATACTCCTCAATGATTTTGAAACCCTCATCGGCTGATCGTGCGATCACGCACAGGTAGCCCTCATCGTTCAATTGCTTTGCAATGCAATTTTGCTCCTTGCTGACAACCCCGACCTTTGTCTTCATCTCCACAAACAACCCGCCAAAGCCCTTGGATCGCTTCAGGACGCACAGATCAGGCATCCCTGCCAGTACACCCTCACCATGCAGCCTGACGCGCTCTGAGGCCGATCTGTCACCCCCATTCGGTATGGCCGCAATCAGAACATCCGGATAGAACGCCCTGACCCGCTGCACCAGTCGCACCTGTTCTTTGTGCTCAATGCTTTGTCTTTTGCGTTTTAGGTCAATTCCCACCATGCAGGTGATTCTACGGAATCGCTTGCACTTGCGGGAGTCTCATCGCTGAACATGTGGCAATGGTGTAATACTTTATCCGGAATGCACAAAGTGTCGGTCTTTGTACAAAAGTCCTGACTGAACGAAACCTTGGCCCAGCCGTTCTTGACCAGCACGGCCTCAAACATCCATTGTCCAGCCTTGTCGTTGACCCTGCGGAACTTCTCAAACTCCTCTGCCTTGAAATTCCACTGCTGTATCCTCGACTCCAAGTTCGAGCAGTTTTTGCACAAAACGCGCTCCTCATCTTTCCATCCATCTGCCTGTGGATAACTTTTCACTGTCAAGCTCCTTAGTCGAGGATACCAAGTCGAAGATACCCCCCAAACAAAAAAACCGAGGTATCTCCGACTTGTCAAGCTCCTCAAAAATCGGTGATTAGGCTGTGGATAACTTGGGGAAAAATCCCCAAGGTTATCCCCAAGCGCATCACTTTGTCGGGGTGACGGTATCCTCGAGGTATCCTCGAGGTATCCTCGACCACCCGACTTGGATGGAGAGCCAATTTCAGCCCTCATTGCCATCCCATTGGCCCAGTAAATTCCACGCATTGTTCTCTGCATCTGGTGCGAATCTTCTTAGAACTGACAGGCCAATGGAGCGTTTTACATCGCCTTTTGACGCTCCAGGCACGGCTGCATAGATCTCAGCCCAATCTAATTTGTAGGCATTCGGATGTAATCGGCAGTCCCTTGGAGCGTTTGATCCTTTGCGAATCACCACCCCTTCGGGATGTTCATTGATGATGGATTGAACGAAAGCTGCCGCCGTGTCGCACTTGTCCATGATGCGCAGTGACTTGCTGTCCTCGATTCGGGCTGCTGCTTCTTGCTTTCTGGATGCTTCGCTTGTCGGGTACGGGATGACTGTGATGCACTGGACATCTTGAGGGTTGCCGTGACGGGTCAGGACAACCTCATTGTGGATGTGGGTCTGAAAGCTGATCTCGCGGTGGATCGGCTCATAACGGGTCTTGATGAGCCGCATGAACCTGTTCTTGTCATCATCCATGAACAGGATGGCGGTCAGGGTGGCGTCACCAGTGAAGGCACTTGCGCCACGGGCCAGAGCGCTGTCATCGTTGGTCTGAGCCGTCTTGGCGGTGTGGGTGATGATCTTTATCGGGGTGGAGAGTTGAGTGTAAATAGTCTGCTTGATGGCGGCCATATAACTGCCGACCTCAGAGTTATCATTCTCATTATCTATTTCTAATGTGGCATTAGAAGTATCTATTATGAGGAATGGCCGTTCAGTAGTTGTATGGCGTATGACATTCTCTGCTAAGAGTAATATCTCCGGCACTTTAGACCGCTTTGATTCAATGACGATAAACCAATTGGCGACTTCAATGGGGTCGAGATTCCAGTATTTCACATAAGCATAAAGAGATTGCCTGACTTGATTGGCATCCTCGGTGACATAAAGAATCTTTCTGCGGGACTCGGTTTTGAGTGGGGAATCGGACAGAGTAAATCCAGCGGCAATCAGGCAGACTGAAACCATTGCCGTGGTCTTGCCCACACCAGGCTGGCCGGCGGTAACACTGAAAGAATGCGCGAGAAAGCCGTCAATTAAATATTCGACAGGGTAGAGCTTGGTCAGGTCGAGGGTCAGTTCCTTCCAGTACGGGGCTGGCTGGTCTATGGGTGTTAGCTGGTCACTGGCGACTTGAGCCTGCTGCGCTTGAATGAAGTTGGAGAAATCCTCGACTGCCGACTTTCGGTCAGCGGCTTTTGATGGTGGAGCGTAGCCACCTTGCTTTGCATGATGAAACAGCGTGCCGATGGAGACGCCCTTGCCTTGGTGAAACGACTTCCAATGCGTGTCGATGTCCTGCTCTGACTTGTACTTAAAGCCTTGGCTGCTCCAGTTCGCCCAGAGTTGGTGGCCTTGGGCGCCAAAGGCCGTGTGCAGCGCTTGGCCAATCTCGATCCATGTCGTGTAATCGCTGTCAGGGTTGATGAAGTACAGTGCGGCTGCAGCCTTGCTGTAGTCATCGGTGGAGCTTGACAGGGTTGGCTGGTATTCCTGTTTAGGCCGCGGCACTTCAGCCGGCTGGTTAGAGTTGTCCTGCTCAATGACGCCCCACATAGTGAGCAAAGACAATAGATTGTCATGCACCTCGTTGGAGAGCTTGCCGTTGAGCTTTGAGCCGGACAGCAGCACCGACTTGCCTGGGCTTGTTGGTAGCCCAAAAACCTCTATCTCTTGGCCGCCGCCCAACTTGTACTTGGGCTTGATCTTGTCCAGATCCTCATCAGCCACGAATAGGAAGACATGCCGACCTCGTCCGGAGACGCTTACCTCCGTGAGTTGATCCTGCTGCTTGACCCACTCGGCCATGCGTTTGATGGCGATATTGGTCGCACCTGTGGAGTGCTTCATGTCCACATCGAGGCAGACAAGGTACGCGCCACTGGACATGGATGGGGTCTGCATCACGATGCCCAAATAGTTGCCGGCTGGCGCGGCATCCATAGTCAGCACCTCTGATGCGCTGTAAAGCTGGTCAGGTGTAGTGTCACGCGCTACACCTTGGCCGGACTTCTTGTAAGGGATCTTCTTGCCATCGGCAGTGGTGGCAAAGGTGCAGAACACTGCTGATGGATGCTGCTCAATCAGCTTGACAGCAATGGCCTTTGAGTTGGTAAACTCAGTGGCCGTTGCTTTTGGTAAAATACTCATGTTGTTGATCTCGCGGTTGACGACAAGTTGTTCTCCTTCTGGAGTGATCCAGTTACCCCTGACAGTTCACGCTGTCAGGGGTTTTTCTTTGCGGGGATTGATTCTAGTCCTTGGGGTAAAAGGCTCTCTACCTCTTGAATTCTTTTGCCAATCCATGCCATCACAGGCACGGCCATGCTGTTGCCCAGAGCCTTGTAGCGTGGCCCATCTGGCGTTGGCTTGCCCTTGAGCTTGATGTCGGTGTAGTTGTCGGGAAAGCCTTGCAAGCGCTCACATTCAACAGGGGTCAGGCGGCGTACTTGCATGGCGGTCATGCAAGCCATAGTCTGGTTTTTCACCAATGTGCCGCTTAAATCAACTGGATTGCCAATTGGGTCTAAAGCTGACTGCCAAGGAAATGCCACTGCCAATTGATTGTCTCCAGCATTTGCCCTAAGTGTTGGGGTAAGACCATCTTTAGCATCGCCATGACCAAGCCGCTTCATCTTGCCAGGTTCAAAGGCAATCGGCTGCGCCACCCCATGCACACCCGTGGCGTTCAGCGTGTACATCGGGCCGCCCTCAGTAAACCCATCATGGTTGCCGCCGTTCTCAGGCTTGCGGCCTATGGTGTTTTCTGCGAGGGCAATAGGTTGCGCCAAGAAAGTCTCACTGCCACCGCCACCTACGCCGCCTGATGCTTTAAGAGTACCTCCAACATCAGACTCTTTGTATTGAGCAAGACTGCTTTCATAAAACGCTTTTGTTGGTACAAACATTGGGCAATCAGCATTGATATGTTGGTTCTCTAAACCCATCTTTTTCCCAAAAGACGCATTTAAGGTGCTGCTTATGTCGGCAGGCCATTGCTTGATTGGAGTTTCTACATACCATCCGTCTTCATTGTGTCCAGTACGACTGACTCCAGTGCCTTCTTTAGTGAGAGTGGGAGTAACTTGCCCCTTTTCTCTGCTCGGCGCAGGATACCCGCACAGGCTGTGGCGCTCAAAAAGAACCGCTGCGGCAGGTCGCCAGTTTCCAGCGTATCCGATAACGAACACACGGCGGCGGCGTTGGGCCACTCCGAAGTACTGAGCGTCAAGAACTCTGTATGCGAACCCATACCCGAGTTCGCCCATCCCTCGAAGGAGGGAGGCAAAGTCGAGTCCTCCGTTAGAGGATAGGACGCCGGGGACATTCTCCCAAACCAGCCACTTGGGCCGATACTTTGCAGCAATGGCAAGGTAGGTAAGCATGAGGTTGCCACGAGGGTCATCCAATCCTTTTCTGAGTCCGGCGACTGAGAATGATTGGCAGGGAGTTCCTCCAACGAGAACATCGACATCTGAGACATTTGTCCACTCCTTAAATTTAGTCATGTCGCCCACATTGGGCGTGTTGGGGTAATGGTGTGCAAGCACCTGTGATGGGAACTTTTCGATTTCAGAGTAAGCTGCCGCCTCCCATCCAAGGGGATGCCAAGCAACAGTTGCGGCCTCAATGCCAGAGCAAACGGATAAATACCTCACTTCTGCTTCTCCTTGACCAAGCTGGCAGCAGCATGCTTCTCACCGATCAGGTCTTCGCTGATGGTGATGTCCAGCTTGGCAATGGCCGATGGGGACTTCAGGTCGAATGCCTGCGGGTAAGACTTCAGCGCCTCGTAGGCCAAGGCGTCAGACTTCCAGAACTTGGTCTTGCGACCTTGTCGCAGTGTCCAGCCTTGGATGGTTAACCCCTCGGTGATCTGCCGCTTGGCTGAGTCCAGTACTGCATCCGACCACAGCGCTGCAAGCTGGGCCAGTTCAATGTCTTCTGAGGTGACATGCGGCACTGCAATCGTGTCATCCTTGTCGGCCTGCTTCACGATGTCTGCAAACTCTTTACGGGCGTTGTCCTGCACCTTCTGCCGCATGCTCGGACAGATGGGCTTGGCCTTGCAGTAGCGGCAAGCACTGGTGGACGGGTTGGTCGGTGCGTCATCGGTCAGCGCGAGGTTGGCAGCGGCCAGCAGGTCGTGGCCGTGCGAGATCAGGTCAGCGCCTGAGACTGTCCACTTGCTGTGGCCGGCGCGGGGCTGGAATATGTGCATGGTGCATTGGATGGATTCAGGCGCATTCAACATGCGCATGACGCCCAGCGCGTAGGTCAGCATCTGCTTGTTGTCCTCAGCCTCGACCAGCACTCGGCCCGTTTTTAAATCGACAATATGTAAATGGTCTTTGTCCACCAGCACGGCATCGGCAGTGCCGCCAAGGGACTGGTGCAGCGTCTTGAGGCCGGCGTCCACATTCACCTCGATCATGCGCTTACGGGGGTTCTCCACCAGCGTGTTGATGAAGGTGGCGTATTCGTTGGCCATGTCGATGTGGTCATCGGGATAGTCTTTGGGATTGACCGCCTCGCCCCGCAGGATTTTTTCGGATAGCTCATGGATAGCCGTGCCAATTGCAGCAGCCTCACCGGCTGGCTCATACGGCATCTTCTCTTCAAGCCGGTAAGAGCCTGGGCAGCTCATCACCCTGTCCATGCGAGATGCCGAAAGTCGGGCGTGTTTTCTGGTTTCGTGTTGCATAGCTTTCTCCTTTAAATAATCTGATTCACGATGTTCTGCTTTTTCAAAACCTTGCCCAGCACATTGTGGTCGAGGCTGGCCCTAATCGTCAGCAGGTAGATGACCGGCTTGACCCCTGACTTGTTGATGTTCTCCACCCTGCTGGATGCCTGCTCTAGCGCAGAGGTTGACCAAGTGCATTCGACAAAGACAATCGTGTCGGCTGCACTCAGGTCAACCCCCTCACTCATGGCCGCAATGTTGCCCACGATCACCTTGGTCTGGCCAGACTGAAATGCCGCAATGTTCTCTGTGCGCTTGGTAGACGGAGTGTCGCCCACCACCACCACCGGCTTGTGGTCTTTGAGTTCCTCTACCAGCCCATGCACCACATCCTTGTGGTGTGCGAACACCACCACCGGCTCACCGGATTGCAGCAGGTCGCTGATGAATTCGGACGCCGCCTTGATCTTGCGCATCCCAGCCTCACGCATGATCTCGGCCAGCCCCTCAAAGGCCATCAGGGCGTTTGGATTGGCCACCAAGGCATCGGCATCAAAGGATTGCTCACGCTTGTCTACGGGCAGATCAAAGGTCACCAAGCTCACCTGTGGCTGCTTGTAGTCCATGAAGATGTCTTCCTTCTTCCTGCGCAGCATGTGGGGCTTGACTAGAGCCTTAAGTTCAGGGATGTTGGATGCACCAGACACATCAAGACCACCCCACGGGGGATTCCATGCCTTGCAGTACCTATAGACAAAATCAAACCACCCACCCCTGTAAATGCCCAGGCCGTGGAGAATTGGCCAAAGCTCTGCCGGTCGGTTTTTCATTGGCGTGCCTGAAAGTGCATAAATTCTTGGCACTTTCTTCATCATCAGCATGGCCGCCTTTGTGCGTATCGCCTTCGGATTTCCAAGCCGGTGAAACTCGTCAAACACCACAGTTTTAATTCCTGTAAATGCCGTAACACTGCTCAAAATGTCGTAGTTCACGATGGTGACACCGGCGCAAATAATCTCTGCTGCCTGCTTTTTCCCATTGACAACCCGCACTGGTACGGATGGGTCAAGCCGGTTGAATGCGGCCTCCCAGACTGTTTTAACCACCGCTGGGCAGACGATGATGGCCGGCAGGTGTTGCAATGCGGCAGCGGCGGTAGGTAAACTTTTTCCCACCCTAGCCTGATCGCAGAGCAAACATCTTTTTTGAGCCAGCAAAAAGTCACGGGCTTCAATTTGATGGGGGTAGAGGATTGTCACAAAGCCACCAGTGGGCTGATGTCAGTCCATGTCCTATTGCGTCCGATGTCAGAAACAATACCTTTTGAAATGCCGAAATCTCTAGCAATTTCGCTTTGTGTTGAGCCAAAAACCAACATACTTTTTATGGCTCCGGCGTCTTGAGCATCAATCTTTATGATTCTGGAATTTCTGACATTTGTCTTTGCATCAACCCATCGAGTGTTGCCTGGCTCATAGTTTCCATTGTTGTTAATCCGGTCAAGCTGTAAGTCGGATTTGTAGTCACCTCCCACATCTTTCAAAAACGCCTCAAAGCTCATGTTCCATGTGTCGCACACGAAAATTCCGCGCCCCCCGTAATTGTGAAATCGAGCATGAGATTGGCGGTTGCATCTTGCACGCATTTCTTTCCAAACTTTGTAAATCGGCATTTTTGTCAAGCCATGCGTAGTGGTGGCGGCTTTCATTTTTTCAATAGCAATGCAGCCGCATGAGGTGCTATGACCAGACCGCAAGTGATTGCCACTTGTTTCAGTATTGCCGCCGCAATCGCATTGGCATTGCCAGTAAGCTGATGTTTTCCTGTTCTTTGCCCGATGAAGGACAACAAGTCGGCCAAAGCGCCTTCCAGTTTCATCAATAAATTTGCCCATAGTCTTTTCTCCAAAAAAAAGACATCACCTGCACTCTCCCATTGCTGGGTTGGTCGAACGGATGGGTATCCGCCAGAGTGCATGTGATGTCCTACCCAAAAAAGCCGCGACCAAGCGACAAGCACATCATAGCCTTAAGTCTTGCACTAAAAAGTTTTTAAAGCAACATTTATTTGTGCTAAAGTGCAATTGTCTGGCCGCTTTGGTCAGGCTGAAAACCTGAAAACGATCAACCAAAAGGAAACGATCAAATGTCTACAAGAGTCACAACCGGCGAGGTACGCACCTCCTACTTCTCAGGCT